TTCGGGTGTCATAGCCGGTTGAAGTGAGCGCCCGTAATCATCTAATCCGAACATATCACTCGTTGATTCACCATCCAGTGTGGTAGATGACATTCCACCAAATCCACATGTTTCCAATTCTTGTACAGGTAACAGAGACTCGAGCCAATTCTGAATCTCACGTCCCACGAGAATTTTACCATTTTTTGTCAACATAGTCGGTACGCGCGTGATTTTATTTTTATATTGGGGAGGGATACCCAAGATTGACACGTTGTGATAATGTACGATTTGTTTGAGTTGTTCATGTTTATTTATATATTCTATGACATCTAAACTATGATTACATTTTGGACTGAATAAAAGTAGTGACATCCTTTTATGTATTCACCTAAAAATTTTAAAACTATAACGCACATTTTTTTATAAACTATTATAAATGAAGATTGTCATCATTCTTTTATCGATTATCGCGGTTCTATATCTGATGTCCAGGACAGAAAAATTCCAATACACAGATGAAACGAAGCCCGTACACCAAGTGATTTTAAATGATCCGACTCTAAACATGAATGAATACAAGGAAGTGACGAACATCGTTGTAAACCACGACATCATCGAAGATCTTGTTCTCGCGACAAATAAATATATCCGCGAAAAAACCGGTCTGAATAACTACATCATCGAAACAACGGCTATCAAGCAATTCAAACACAAGACAAAGAATCACGATCTTTACCAGTGTATGTTTATGACTGTCAAGCCAGGTGGGTTTACGTTTGGATTTTCCGTCACTGCTGATATAATGGTAGTTTCCGGCAACGTTCGCGTGATTGGAGTTCGTTCTCAACCAATCGATATAAAACCCCCTTCGAACACCACACCGTTCGAGAGTGAGATACAAGGTCAGGAATTTGTCACATATGACGACATCAAGAAAAGTGAGTTAGATTCGATAAAAATATACTCCAGGTAATATTAATGATAAGCGTAGATGAAATCTCGCGAATTACTGATAAACGAAATCGTATAAAAAAAGAAACATATGTGAAACTTTATGAACAGGTGTCACGCAAAATTAGACGTGCAGTGGATGTTGGTAATAAAGGTGTCATAGTAGAAATACCATCTTTTCTTATAGGATACGCAACGTACGATAGGCTCAAGGCAACCGCGTATATTAAGCGTCAGCTCGAATTAGCTGGTTTTAATGTCGTTGTTTCTGGAAATTACATTTTGACCATTCGATGGAAAGTAAAAAAAGGTGTTAAATGTGCTGAAGAGACGTATAACAACATGAATGAAGATTTTCCAACGTTGATCAATTTAAAAAAGGCTGCTAATCGATACAGGCGAAATGCGCAAAACAGTTAAATAAAAAAGTTTAAGTAATCATAGATGGATAATCTTAACATTCTCGTCGAAGCGAAACGTGAATATCTCGAGCAACTTTCGATTCTCGTGTGTCCCGTGATGATTGATGTGTTCGATGCGATGTACCAAGAAGCGTGTAAACTTTCCAAGGGAAGAAAAGTTCTCATCATGTTCCAACAACTTCTCAAAGATGTTCCCGAGTGGAGTGAGACGATGGCCAAACAACACACTGATAACATCGCCGATCGATGCGCGTGGTTTAAAGATCTCGTTGCTGCCGTTTTTGTAAGTTCTGTTAAAATTCTTTCAGCTGTGCGTCTCAGTAAAGACACGAAACAAATGTCTGTCAAGCTGCCAACGAATGAGGTATTTATTCACACATGCTATAAAAACGCGGCGAAAGATTTATACAAAGATCCGTATGTTTTCACGGAGAATCAATCCGAGCACGACAGAAATGATAAATTATACGAACGTTTCAGCGTATGTGTGGAGACGACTGTAAAGGAACTCATTCCCGTACAACAAATTTTACAGACGTACATGACCACCGGTGGTGATGAAATCGTCAATCCCCAGGATGCCAATCTAGAAGCTGACGAAATAGATGAGTATGAACCTGAAAGGAATGATTTTCCAGATGAATCGGAACCTATTCAAGAAGAAATACCAGGTGATATCGAACAATCTCAACCCCATCAGGAACAGGAAATGCCCCCCATGGATGAACAACAGGTACCCGAAGAAAGGGAAATTCAGCCACCCAGTGATCCTTTCCAGGACGAGTTCAGGACGATAAGTGCTAAGCCTGCTCCACAAGAAGAGGAATCCGAAGATCTTTTCGCAGATGCCGCTGAAACCAGAACTAAAAAAGTTGGTTATTAAATATGGACGAATACCTCCGTGACCCCACTTCCGCAGCTCTAATTGCCGCGGGGATTACAGCTTTATATATTCACGCCAAGGCTCGACTCAATGATGAGGGTACCCTCGAGATGAGCGCTTACGCCAAACCCGCTACCCTAGTAGCAATTTTAGTGTACTTCATTATTTCTAATGGACTCGGTAAGCGAGAAACTATATCAACTGAACCATTTTGAACAACTTAAAGATTAACTCCATGTAATGTAATATAATGACTTCTGTTACTGCCTTCAACGACATGATGGGCCAATTCTTGGTGGAACTCCATAAGACGTTTCCCGAGGAAAAGGGCCTCAAGAAATACATTGCCGCATTTGAAATGATGCGATCTGCTAACCCCAAGCTTGTCGTTGAGGGTTTTATGGCAAACATTTCCCCACACGTAAAGAAAATTAACGAGCGCGATGAAACCTTTTTCATGGAAAATGCCAACACGATTGATTTTTTGAAGGATATCAACCTTAAGGATTGTTGGCCCAAGGCTTCCGATAACACGAAGAATGCGATTTGGCAGTATATTCAGACGCTATACATGCTTGGAACCACTATCACGTCTATCCCCGCGGATACACTCAGTATGATCGAGAATGTTGCCAAACAGTGCGCTGATAAGATTCAAGATGGTGATGAAGATGGTGAAATTGACGAAGCTAAGCTCATGCAGTCTATGCAGGGTTTGCTCGGTGGTATGATGAAAAAATAAAAATATATAATATAAATGGCGTCAGTATTTGATGATCCCAAACAACTCGTTCGTGCGGATAAAATTCATGAATTTTGGCCTACGAAAACACATTCATCAGCAGAGCGAGTAAACGCAACGGCTCGTTTCATCATATATTCGACATGTGTACTTTACCTCATCAGGCGTGATGTACGCGTTTTCATTTTAGGTACGACAGCTCTCGGCGTTCTTTATGTTATGGAACGCAATAATATGATAAAAGAAGGTATTTCTCATCCCACCAACAGTGGTAAGACACAGGGTGTGGGGTGTCAATTACCAACAGAAGACAATCCCATGGCGAACGTACTCATATCAGATTACGATGGTCGCCCCGATCGCCCGTCGGCGTGTAACTACAACACCGTTAGAGACGATGTTAACTACATGTTGGCCGGCAAGATTCCGTATGGTCCACAAAAAACACGATCTCCCCTCCCAGAATATCAACGCAACGCCTTTTCGAGGCAGTTCGTTTCTGGACCAGTTACAAACATACCAGGTGATCAAACGGCGTTTGCCGAGTGGTTATATGGTGGTGATAACTGCCGTACAGATTCTCGTTTATGTGATCCCAATGCTCGAGGTGTTCAATTAGAAGCTTTTGGTGGATTACAACCTAACGGTGATAAACGTAGTGGTATGACGAGGGGGTCTTCGTATCCCTGATGACTTAGATAATATTCTTACATAATAATAAATGGCGTATCAGCTTCAACCAGGAATGAAAATGGTTCAAAATCCAGTACAGCCACCTGTATGCGCGACTGAGGAAGTGTTTGTTTATCCTCAGCCCAGTACCCTTAACTATGGGTCCAGTCGCCCAAACACGATGCTTTACGGAACGGCTCCTTTCATGGCTGGTAAGGGCGCACCAGCGCAATTCATAGAGACGAGCGACCAACTCCGTCCTCAATCGACGAGCCAATTCAACAAGATTCTGGCTAAGACCTACGAACAGAACCTGTTCCCCCTCCAAAATGTCGAGTGTAAACTCCCCCTTCGTTCAATGACATACGAACCTACCAGTACACGCGCAGATACTCAGAATATGATGTTTATTAAGAGATATCCCAGTCAATAAAAATGTTTACAAGAATTAAGAATGGCTGACCCTATTTCTATATTAGCTATCGGTGGTTTAGCATACGTAGGAAAGAAATTAAGTGAGCCAAAGGCAGAAAAATACGAAGTCGTCGACGAAAATGTAAGTGTGCAACATAGCCGCGAACAACCCATGAGGATATCAAACGCGATGATGCCCGGAATCGATAGTAGTTTGAACAATATGCCCGAAAAAAAGGTTGAGATTCCATCTTTTACGGACATAGCTCCTCAGCAGAGGTCGAGTGGTAATGAAATTCTTAACATGAGGGGTCGCATGTTTGACACGGGACGCATGAATAATCTTTCTCCAGTCGAGAAGCAACTCGTAGGTCCAGGTATTGGTCTCACACCCGATGTACCAGCCGCTGGCGGGTTTCATCAAATTGTGCGCGTGAATCCCGAGAACGTCGGCGCTTATCGTCTCACTACGCTCCCTGGTAGGAGTGGTCCAGCACAAGACGTCAGTGGTGGGCGTCGTGGTATTGCGGGTCAAATTGGAAACAATCGACCTGAAAAGACGGCGTTTCTTCCCGAGCGTCGCCCAGTTGCGGGTGGGCAGTCTCAAGGTTTTGGTGGACACGTACCTCGCGGTGAACATGTAAACAGTAAACGTTTAACAAATCGTTCTCAGACGGGTCCTCGTGAAGATGGATTAGGTTTCAACGGTGCGAAAAGAATCGTTTCCGGTATGACTTTATCTCAGGATCCCACACGAAACAAGAAGGATGGCAACATAGAACAGTACCAGTACTACAATCAGCCGGCGCCTAATGTTAATAAATATTCTCACGGTTATCTCATGTCACCCGCAACCAAGATTGGTGAATCTCGAACATATGGAACATCTCATACGGTTAAGGAATTGTCGAAGTATGGATTCAGGCCGGATGATCGCCGTGGTAAGGCGAATCGTTTTGGTAACGCGGGTCGCATGAATGTACGAGCCGGTCCACTGAACCAGGGTGGTTTACCCACTGCTATGCGCGCCGATTCGACGCGTGTAGATGGCCGCACTGGTCCCATCAGCGGTGGATGGACGCAACAGTACACGAATAATTCTCAACACCAGTTTAACATTTACAAGGGTCTCGCGAATCCCAATGCGACGACTAATAGCCTAGATATCGCTAAGCGACAGCTTCAGAACAATCCCATCGCTCAGCAAATGATGTAAAATATACGATTTGTGAGTACATCCCTCATTAAAAAAAGTGTCCTCTTATTTTAATGAGCGTGTATACGTTAGATATAGACAGTAGTGAACGAGACCCGACAATATACCCTGACCCAAATGACTATATAATTGAATTACGAAACCCAATTTATAATGTCAAAAAGATTTCACTTGTCTCTGCTCGTATTCATGCGAGTCAACTGTTGGTTAATGATCGTAATAATACATTTTCATTAAGTCAGTCGACGATCGTATTGGATAATAATAATTATAACGGAAAGACACTCGCGACCGAGATAGTAACCAAGTGTTCTAACATAACAAGTGCTACGTATAATTCTGACACGAACAGTATAACCATGTCAGGCCCCAACCCTTTCACATTCAATTTTTACGGTGGAACAAGAGGGTATCATCCGAGTGTTGCCGTGAATGAATTTACAACCCCACATGATATTTTAGGTCTTCCAGCGAGTAACGTGTCTTCAGATGGTAATACACTCACAACTGGTAGTCTCAATTTACAAGGACCCGATGCACTCATAGTTAAATTAAGTAGTGGATCCGAGGAATTTAATAAAACTGTTTTTTCAGAAACACCTTTTTATACGGGGCGTATACTGATGTGTGGTGATGTGATTAACTATTCTGGGAATGATGATGCTGTAGTACACAGTTTTGATTCCGGATCTCAAAACAGTATAACTAAACTACGAGTTCAATTTTTCTACAGTAGTAACAACCGACTGATACCATACGATTTCAGAAACGCAAATCATATTATTAAAATGGCTATTGAATGTTCGAGAGATAAATTGGAAAATGTGCCGAAAATCAAAAAGGATTTTTCGCTTCCGCCGCCTATTAGTATCCCTGAACTAGAGGATCCGAATAGATGGAATGCATTTGTATACATATTTTTGATAACAATCACTGGAATTATGATCATCACGTTTACCAAACCACGTACCACTTCTTAGCGGGTAACCGCGTAGACGGGAGCGGAAGGCTTGCGGACGCGGGTGGAGAGGCGGGAGATGACCATGTAGACAACTACCGAGAGGAGAGTTGTGAAAAGGGCGGTGAGCGCGTAGTTCATACCACCGTTCTTCTGAACCTTAACAACCTGGTGGATCGTCCAGCGAACGAGATCCATCCAAGAGAGCGCGGCGGCGAAAGAAAAGCCGGCAACGACAGAGTTAAGGGACTGGGTCTCGAGCTCGCGAGAGATGGCGATAAGGGTTTCCTGAGCAAGATCGATAGGCATTTTGTATTGTATAATATATAAATATTTTTATTCTGGTATCAAATCTTCCACTACAAGAATTTTTTTATATTTTTCACGTTTATATCCTTTGATGACAGACGATTGTTCGTTTTCACTGTCATCATCGCTATCAGAATCTGATGTTTCACTTCCGTTTGGTTTGAATTCTTTATATTCCGTATCAACCCATCCCTCAACGGGGGGTGTCGTCTCCATTACTATCAATAGCATTTTTAATCATTTCTTCTGACGGATTGGTTGGAATCCAACTGTCCCACGCGTCGTACGCATCATTAATTTTTTTAAATCTATCATCATCACCTGAATATGGTTCAAATGGTAGTTCATCTTCCTCGTCTACAATTTGAATTTCGTCTTCATCTTCCGAATTTTCATCTTCGTACATATCTGGGAAATATGATCCAATCTGCTGTCCCACGGTGTGCATGGCACAGTATTTCAAACAATATTCCATGTCCTTTGCGAGAATCGTGTTACGTCCACAAGCTTTCGCGTAGTGACCTGATAGAACGACCGCACTCTCCATTACGGGAGTGATAATATCAATTGCCGATTGAGCCACTTGGGAAGAGAATTCGTCCAACTCCATCGTGAATTCTCAATATATTATAACTAAGTGCATAAACTCTAAGTTCTCTTTCCACTGTCTCTTCATTCAAATGAAATGTAGCATGCGATTCTTTAATTAAATTGAAATTTCTCTGTCCTGTGGGATACCAACGTTCAGGTTCGAGTGCGAAACTATAGGAGTAAAAGCGTCTGAATAGCTGTGTTCTCGAGTGATGAATACCACTCTGTACGGCTCGCATGTGAATAACATTACCCGTCACCGTGTCAAGAAGAACGTCACCGTCGAGTTCGAGTTCAATGCTTCTGACATTTTCGTAGTTAATATACCTACTAAGATTGAAAATTTGATCCGTATGATCAAAATCGAATGGCGCGACGGATGTACCCTTTCTCTGAACAACGAAGTATAACTCTTTGACGGGATTTGAAAAAATGAGTTTGTGTTTGAGAGTTGATGAACCAGATGGAATCGTATTTATGTTTTGTTGAATTTGTGTGATGATATATTCCAAACGTGTGTTTTGAAATTTTTTTCGTTCCAATTCTTCCAAACATACCATTTCTGTGACGAGTTTACACTTATTAATTAATCCAGTGGGTCTATCGGGAGGTTGTAAAGAGATAGTACCACTCGTTGACTTGAATAAACAGTTTTCGACATTTCTAAATTTTACATCCACTTTGACATCTTGTTTAGAAAGAGCACATAGGGGTATTGCGAGTTCTCTATTGTTATAAAAATAAAATGGAATATCTACGATACATCGAAACTCTTTTGTGGAAGCACCGAGATAATTGTTTATTCCATTACCTGAAACGTTATAACCCGATGAGTTTACATTTGGGTATTTACCTATGAGTTTTGATAAGTTGGTTTGTTTTGTTTGTGTGACGTAATGTTCTGAATGAATTTGTAGCCAGTCACTCGGTGTGCGCTGAACAAGTGTATCTCCTATATATAAATCGACATGTTCGATCATGGCATGTCCTATCGATTCTATGTATCCAAGGAAAGTTGAACCAGCGGTCGATTGTATAGCACCAAGGGTAATGTCAAGACTTATAGTCTTAATGAGATCTCCCGTATCGTTCGGTATTGTACACGTGATCATATTACCAAATTCAAGTTCTCCGTGTACATCGTGGTCGATTGTATATACCGAAAAATTAGTGTGTCTCTTGAAGTTTTTTATGAAGTATGTATATTCTGGATTTTTTGTAAAAAAAGCATCCTGAAGACCAGTCGTAGCGAGTTGAACACGACCTGCCATCCTTATAATATGTTTTAAAATTTTAAACCCGCAAGACCGCTCTCAATTCGCAAGATGTTATAATTGATTGCGTATATTTGAACATCTATGTTGTTAAGTGTGCTGGTCTCGTCGAGTTTCACGTTTAATTTTTTATGTATAATTCTACTCATATTTACCTGACCAGTGGGATAATATACTTCGGGTTTGAGTGCGAACGAGTACGTGTAAAACTCAAACGATGGATCGGGGCGTCCGGTATGTTTATTGAGACAGTCTTGATACGCTAAATATGTACGATGATGATCAAACTTAGTCGCGCCGTTAAATTCCAAAGATATAGAATTGATAAATCTATGATCGGAACGCTTATCGATGGTGAGTGACATTTTTTCGTCATCATTTTGAGCATCGAGTAATAAATGTGCTTTTCGAATATCGGTTGTTATAGAATTACCCATACCAAGGTGATTGTTACACCTGTAATATAACGTTTCAGGTGCGTCCATGGGTACGGCGAATATAGTTTTAGCACCCGTTGACCCCGGGACACCTTCCGTGGTTACCCCCGTAGAATAATTACTCCCGTCAGCCGTCGTAGCTATAAGTAAAGGATGTGTGGCGTTTGAATTGTCGGATTGATCGAATATATACGTATTTCCCCTGTGCATGGATAATGTGGGGTTACTCGTCCCACCTATCACGAACACACCACCCGAAACTGTTACGGTATATGTGTACGTTGCTCCCACAACGTTAGACTCGACCTGCATATCTTCCGTCGCAATGAATAAAAGTTCTTTAACGGGGTGTTGGAATTTCAGTAGAGCGGATTTTTCAACTTCACCAGGTTTAAACTGTAGCGTTGATTTTTGTAACTGTGTGATTACATATTCAAATGGACGTGTGAGTAAAAAATTTCGCTCATCATCCGTGATGAAATAAAAGTCGGTAATCAGCGATGTGTTGATGATTGTTTCATTAGAAAGTGTTTCGCGCTCGATTTTACCTTCTGGGCGTTTCCTGTATTGAAACACCACATTATCATCAGCATTTTTGAATGTGATTCGCACTTGAACCAGTTGTTTTGTTATGGCACAAACAGGTATAGATAAACTTGGGTGTCTAAAAAAGTAAAACGGTAAGTTCACGTAAAATGTATCCCGTGAAGAATTTACTCCATAAAGTGCCTGATTATGACCAGACAGGAAGTATTGGGTCAGGTTTGTGTCATCAAGAGTAGAATGGAGTTGATCGTACATGTAAATGTATTCACCCGTTAAACGTTCGATCGTTTGTCCACCTATGATCAGGTCGGCATGTTTGATAATCTGTTTTCCAAAAGATGGTGTATAGCTATTGTACTCGTTAAGTACTGGAGTACCCCCATTGAACGTCGTAACACTATCAGGACTCGTGCTACTGAGCTTAATTTTGAGTATCACACTTCTCACGAGATCTCCTATGTTATTAGGAATGCGACACGTGACCGTACTTCCGAACGCAGAGTCACCTGAAAATGGAATCTCAACACTTTCAGTAGAAAAACGGGTATGCCTTTTAAAATTTGTTACGAAATACGATATATCGGGGTTTCCAGTAAACCATTGATCCTGTATTCCAGTGACGGCGAGGCGAACACGACCAGCCATTCTTACTACATGTGAGTAAAATTTTATGAAATAAAACGGGGCAGTATTATAGATGGACCTGCGTCTACGTAAATTTAATCCAGCCACAATGGCTGATGATAAAGTTTGTGTTTTTGTAGGTAAACGTAATACTGGTAAATCAACACTCGTTACGGATATCCTGTGGTATAAGAAACATTTACCCGCTGGGATTGTGTTATCTGCTACAGAAGAAGGTAACCATTATTATCAGCAGTACATTCCTGATTTATTCATTTATGGGGATTATGACAGGGAAGCTATAGAAAGGGTGATGGAGCGTCAGAGAAGACTCGTGGGCGCGGGTAAAAAGAATTGTGGTGCGTTCTTGCTTTTGGATGACTGTATGTATGATAATAAATTCATGCGTGACACATGTATTCGTCAGTGCTTTATGAATGGGCGACACTGGAAAATATTTTTCATGCTCACTATGCAATACTGTATGGATCTTCCACCAGCTCTTCGCGCGAACGTCGATTATGTATTTATACTTCGTGAAAATATCATTCAAAATCGCGAAAAGTTATACAAGTCTTTTTTTGGTATTTTTCCATCTTTTGACATGTTCAATAAAGTTATGGACGCGTGCACGGAAAATTACGAGTGTATAGTTTTGGATAACACGTCAAAATCCAATAGAATTGAAGATTGTGTGTTTTGGTATAAAGCAAAATTACGAAAAAATTTCAAGGTTGGAGCTCCAGAATATTGGAACGCACATAAAAAGATGTTTAATCCTAAACAAAATGGTAATAAAATAGACCCGAAATCCATAAAAGGTAGATCAACACCAATCAAAATAACCAAAACGAGATAAAATTCTGAGTATATGATAGATGTCTCAGGTGAGTACTAAACGTAAAGTACCCAATAGAAACACAAATTTAAACGTGAACGCGTTCAAACCTAGTAGAACAGTCAAATCGTACAAGGTCGTCAGGGAAGTTCCAGAACTTCAACAGGGTGTGGGTATGACGTGTACATATAGAGGATATATTCGCTATTTGAACGAAATAAAAGCGCAACTCGCAGATGTTCTTCACAACGGAAAGCGTATTACTGTTAAATTTTTGGAATATGATGAAAACTCGAACAGGGGTGTTGTCGTGAACACAGCTGCCCAACTTTTAAATAGAAGATATACATTAGAATTTAAAAACAATGGATCCGAAATTCCTAGAATAAATAACAGCGGTGGAGTGTATTATTTTTTGGTAGTTGTACATAAGAAAAATTCAACTATAGGTCATGCCATAAATGTTCTCGTAGACACGACAAGAACCGGTCCGCGTATATGGGTGTTCGATCCTCATGGTGGAGAATCTATGAACAGGCGTGGATTTGGGAGTATACTCAGAAATAAGGTCTTACCGAACATCAAAAAATTTTTCGGAGGTGCCGTCGAAAGTACGATTGCTAAGTATTATGATGGACCAAATTTACAAGCTAATAACGCTCGTGGTGTGTGTACGACGTTTCATATAAATTTTACACAAATGATACCACATTTATTAAATGGAACCATGAACATCACACAGTTGAGAAATATTCCTACAAATCCTGTCAATCGATCGGCATTTTTGAACAGGGGATTCGAAAGAAATGTAACTGAATCTCGAGCTACTAAGTCGAATTTTAAAACACCACCCAAACTTGAGATGACAATCGGTAAGGCGGATAAATCGAAGAAAAAGACTAGGAGATGAAATAAGTTTTCTGGGATTATAATATGAGTTCACTTGGATGTGTCATGTCGTTGAAAAAAATGAGAATAAAATTATCGAAAAAAGTTGTCCGTGATTTAAAAGAGGTGAGCCGTTTGTCTTCTGTAAAAAAATGGGAATATGCGGGAAATGTGAAATATAAGAAGTATGATTTTGAAGATCTCGAGTATGTAACATCAAGGCGAATAAACCGAGTTCTTTCAAAAGAAATTAAAAAGGTGTGGAATGAACCCATAACATTTCACACTCATCCAGGAATTACAGAACCCGGTGAAAGTATAGATGACGATATGGAAATATTCACGACACTTCCAAGTAACGCAGATTTTTACGCGTATATTCGAGGAAGTCCATTGATGCAGGTGAACATCATATGCGATTCGCATGGTTATTATGTCATCGACATACACGAATCTATATACAAACTTAAACTTCCGTTACCCGAAGCCGTTTATACTGAAATGTCAAACTTACGTGAAACACCTGGATTAAAGTCAAAGGTATTTAACGAAGATGGGGTTGAATATTTTTGTACATCCCTAAAAAATTGGAAACGACTGATTAATGGTGAAGTTAATCCATACATGTCTTATTTGTTTGGAATAAATATACGATACTATACGTATAACGATGAGCCACCGATTGTTACTGTTTTTCAAGAGGACTAAATCCTTTTCGCATCATAGAGTCTTCGAGTTCATCTACTTCGTACCAAGCTAAATGACATTCACCCGAATTTTTATCTTTTTCGCAAATCTCATGGGCTTCTTCTATCGCTTCTTTATAACGTAGACGAAGTCTCATATTATCACTTTTAGGTTGTTTTACATCCACTGCCTTTTTATTATACACACTATTCAAAACATTCGCCCGCGTTTTATTTAAACGTTCCGCATACGTATCATGATTTGAATTTGCGATACAGAACATAGTATAATATATCCACACATTTTTAAGCGCTTTCTTCTTCGTCGTCAGTTTTCTGTATATCCTGTACAAGTTTACCCGTAGAAGATAAACAGCAGCTACAACACAAACACGCCATCATCATCATGGGTGGAGTTGGCATCCTCGTTCCCATGAACACGATACACATCGCGCACAACATACTGGATATCAGCGTAGCGTGCTGTTGTGGCGTGGATGGTCCATCCGTCGTGTTTATAAAATCACCAATAAACGGGAAATTTAATAAAAGTTCACCCAACTGTGTCATCGGCCATGTGATTATGTCTTCCATGGATGGAATTTCGGGTATCATTTATATGTATGTGATAAAAAAAATAAGGTAGTATATTATAATGTCTACATATACAGCCCCTGAATGTAATTTTAAATACCGCGTTTCATCATTAGAAAAGGTCGTAGATGGCGATACGATCGATGTGAATATCGACCTTGGGTTTGATGTTTGCACAAAACAACGCGTGCGTCTTCTGGGTATAGATACACCCGAGTCTCGAACGTCTGATAAGGAAGAAAAGGTTTTCGGTCTTCTTTCGAAGAAGAAATTAAAAGAGTGGTGTCTAAAAGCTGTCGCTTCAGAAAAGGATGACATAGAAATCGAACTTCGGTGCCCGGAAGCTGATTCGAGGGGTAAGTTCGGTCGCGTTCTCGCGGAAGTGTGGGTCGGCGAGGACGGAAACTGGACGAATGTGAATAAGTGGATGTGTGACGAAGGTTATGCGGTTCCGTATGCGGCTCAAAACAAAGCCGAGGTTGAAGAACTCCATTTAAAAAACCGCGAAATAATTCGTTCGAGGGGAGAAATAGATGCTTAAAGATTTTATACTATTACA